TATTTGCAACTATTAATACTGATGATGTCAATACGTCAAAGAAGCGATTTAGCTTTAATGAGGCTGACGAATTAATTACAGGCGATCAAGTAGAAATTTCAACAACAAACGGAACAGATCTTTTATTTATTGCAGCGGCTTCATGGCCAGATAACACTAGACAATCAAGTTTTACGGCTTTTATACATAAAGACGATTTAGGAGGGATAAGACTTTTTTCTACCTTTGCTGCTGCTGTTAATGGGGGATCAACAAACGCCCTAACGTTGACCGCAATTAGTTCTGATATTCCTGTAAAAGTTTCTGTTCAAAATGCAATATATAGAATGTTGGGTCAAGTAAGTTCATACGAAATAAATACAGATGTTGAATCAGTTGATGTAACTGCTTTATCTGAGTATCACAGAGAACGTTATAGCTCTTTAATTTCGGGTAATGGGCGTATTACTTGCGCGTGGGATTATGAAGATTCTGAAGGCTCAGGCAATTTTGACCCGCCTCACTACTTGTTGGAATTAGTTACGAGGACAAAAATCGGCTCAGAATTTGGGGCGCAACTATATATGAAAACAAGCGGATACAACCCTAGTGGTATTAGTTCTAATCTTGATGATGAGTTATTTTATGAGATTAACGCAGTAGTCGTAAACAGCGCTCTTTCATTTAATGTAGGTCAACCCGTAGACATGACGATTAACTTTGTCACTACAGGGCCAGTTGATATAAAGATTAATAGCGACGCAGCTAATAAAATCTTGCAAGAATCTAGTGACGATATTCTTTTAGAACAGGATACAACGGCTAAACTATTACAAGAAACAGATTAAAGGCGCTAGATGGCTGATTTAAAAATTTCGCAACTTCCAGCGTTAGGAGACAATCTTGCAACAGCGGATAAAATCGCGGTAGTTGATGGTTCAGCCTCTGAAACAAAGAGCCTGAGTATTGCAAACTTATTTAGTGCTAATAGCTTTGCTTTATTAGGTAGCAACGCAATACCAATAGCAAAAGTTTCTGTAGGGGCGGGAACAATAGCCGGAACAGCCGTCGCCGATTTAGGAATTTCAACAAGTAAGGTCGCCAATGATGCCATTACGTCAGCAAAGTTATCAGATAATTCAAGCGCTCAAATAGTTACATCCTTACCCGGATCAGGTGGTTTTACAGGTCAGATTGCAGCGAATAGTAATGACGGATATGCGGCGAGTATTTGGGACGGTAGCGCGTGGCAATCATTAAAAGCAGCGGCTTCAATAAACACAATTAATGGCGATACTACTTCTATTGTCAATGTTGCAGTAGCTAGTTCAGGGTCAACCCGCACAATATCAGCGTCAATAGATGATTCATCAGCGGCGGCTCAATTTATGGCTGGCCCATCAGGTGCGGCGGGTTCGGTTTCACTTCGCACAATTACAGGCGCGGATTTACCAACAAGCACCTCAAGCAGTTTGGGAGCAATCAAGGTTAATGGCGAAGGCTTGAGAATGGATACGGGCGTTATTGAAATTGATAATGATGTATCAGCTAGCAGCGCTTATAACCTCGTTGCTGTTACGGCGAAAGGTTTAGTTAGTGCTTATCGAACAATCACGGCGGCAGATTTACCAGACGGAAGTTCATCGGCAAAAGGGGCGCTGCAAGTAGGAACGGGCCTCGCGGTAAGTAGTGGAGTGATCAGCGTAGACAACACAGCAACACCCGGCACTTTTACTAAGGTCACAATTACGGCAACTGGCGCGGTTAGCAGCGGCTCGACTTTGAGTGCCAGCGACCTCCCAGCGCATAGCGCTGCGTTATTAACTAGCGGTAATTTAGATATTGCGCGTGTACCTACGAACGCGATAACGGGGCCAAAGTTAGCGGATGAATCAACAACTTTATTTGGAGGCCCCGGATCAACAAGCGAAATTGTTACGTTCCCATCTGCCAGATATAAAGGCGACAGGTTTTTTGATGAATATCATTCAGATGAATATTTATGGACGGGCAATAGTTGGGTTGCAATAACTATTACGGGCGGTGAATTAATTTACGGTGGTACTTATTCAGCAAGTTCAAATACTGTTGTAAGTGTAACTACAGCGGGTTCAGCGGCGGGGCTTCAAACAGGTTCAGGATTACCAACCCCAAGCGCAACAAATATCCGCGCTTATGTCGTCGTATCGCAAAGTGGGACAGGTTCAGGCAATGCCCCCGCCGTAGCATTAGCGCCGCCTGACATGCTTGTTAGTAATGGCTCTAACGCTTGGGATCTGATTGATGTTTCAAACGCTATTGCTGGTCAATCAGCAAATAATATCAGTTTCACCCCATATCAAAATTTAGCTTCAACAAATGTGCAAGCCTGCCTCCAAGAGCTAGACGATGAAAAAGTTGGTAAAGCTGGAACAAATATAATTACAGGTACTCTTGAAATAGGTACGACAGGTGTTCTTAAATTTGAAGGTTCAACGGCAAACGCCTATGAAATACAACTTAGTTCGGCTGATCCTTTACAGGCATCAAGAAATATTGTTTTACCTGACCAAAGCGGTAACGTTTTAGTACAAGGAAATGCATCTCTTGTAAATGCTGATGTTGCTACAAACGCAGCTCTGGCATATAGCAAACTAGCCGCCCTTGCTAGTGGTTCAATCCTTGTTGGTAATGGAAGCAATGTTGCAACAGTTCAGGCAGTTAGCGGTGATGCAACCTTATCTAATGCAGGCGTATTAACAATTGCGGCCTCTGCGATAACAAACGCAAAAATTAGTAGTAGCGCAGCAATCGCACTTAGCAAACTTGCTACAGGGGCATTACCTACAGCTATCACGGTTACCAATGGAAACGTAGCTAGTGACGCAGCAATCGCAGGGTCAAAAATATCGCCTGATTTCGGTACGCAAGCAATAACAACAACAGGTAATTTAACGCTAAATAATCAAGCTGATTTAAGACTAGGAGACAGCGACGGGTCGCATTATGTAGCGATTCAGGCAGGGGCAACGGTTGGAACTAGCTACACAATCGAACTACCTACAACAGTAGGAGCTACAGGCAAAGTTCTTAAGTCAACGGTTAGCGGTCAGGTCGCAACACTTACATGGGAAACAGACGCAACAGACGACGCAGCGGCAAACCTAACGGGTACAACTCTTGCCTCTAATGTCGTTAGTAGTTCTTTAACTTCTGTTGGTACTCTTACAGGCTTAGTTGTTGATGGCGACGTAACCTTTACGGGTGCTAGTTCAAACGTTGTATGGGATAAATCAGCTAATGCATTTACAGGAACGATTGCGGCAACTGCGTTTAGCGGCCCTTTAACTGGAAACGTAACAGGTAATGCAAGTGGAAGTGCTGCAACGGTTACGGGTGCTGCTCAATCTGCAATTACTTCTCTTGGAACGCTTACTGGTTTAACTGTTGCAGGAAGTGTCGTATTAACTGCTGACAGTGCAGAACTAAGAGTTGAATCTGCAAATGGTGTTGATCAGTTTGTAGTTGATAGTGATAATGGAAATACAACTATAACTGGTGGTTTAACAGTCGATACAAATACACTTCACGTTGACGCTACGAATAATCGGGTTGGTATTGGCCTTACGGCTCCTGCCGTTGAATTAGATATTAAATCAACTTCACCTGAACTTAGATTAACTTGTAGTGATAATGCTTTAGACCAAGGAGATCTTGTTGGTCAAATTGGATGGTACACAACTGATCCAACGACCCCTGGAGGTTCTGGAACTGTTAGTTATATTCAAACATTTTCTGCTAATTCTAACGGGGCTGATTACTCAACTAGAATTTTTAATAGAGATGGATCAGGAGGAGGTAGCACTCAAATAAGCTTAGGTAATGCAAATGGTTCAATTACATTAGCGACGAGTGCTGCTGGAGGTTCTGCAACAACAGCCCTAACTTTAGATAGCTCACAAAACGCCACGTTTGCTGGAAATGTAAAAATTGAGGATGATTCAGCAGCTAATGACACTCCTGAGTTAGTTATATCGGCATATAGACCAGCTATTAGATTCCTTGATATAAGCGGAGGACCAGCACTAGATGGTGAGATATGTTGTGATACTGATAAGTTGAGATTTAGGATTAGTTCAGAAGTAGACGGTAATACTGCATTAACCGAAAGAGCAACACTTGATGGTTCAGGTAACTTTATAGCAACTGGAACGGTATCAGATTCAAAGGGTGATGTAAGAAGGATAATTGAAACAACACATAGTTCAGCACATATACTTGTTGCTGCTGATGCAGGTAAATATATAAACATATCTTCTGGAGGAGTTACCTTTGCTGCCAATCTGTTTATTGACGGTGATGCCGTTACAATAATCAATGACAGTAGTTCTGATCAAACCCTTACTACCAGTGCTGTAACTATGTACTTAGCAGGAGATACATCAACAAAAACCACACTTACATTAAGTGGACGTGGCATGGCAACTTTTCTTTGCGTAGGAGGTAATGTTTTCTACGGATCAGGTGCGGGGTTAAGCTAATGCCTATTCAACAAATGCTTTTAGGTACTCCATCTACTTCTGGCGATGGGGTTGGGCCTTCAGTTTCTTTTGATGGATCGAACGATTATTTAAGTATTCCAGATAATTCGGTTTTTTCGCTTGGAACTGATGACTTTACAATTGAAACCTTTTATAAAGCTGCCTCCGGTTATAGTGATTATGACTGTCTTGTTTCTTTTGGTTGGAAATTTCAGTTATACCTAGAAGAAGGTGCTTTTAAATTTTGGGCCGAGGGTACTAGCTCTTATTTTATTCAGGGCACTTTCGCTAATACAGGCTCAAATTCAGTATCGGAGGATACTTGGTATCATGTAGCTGTTACTAGGTCAGGGAATGTTTTTCGACTATTCCTTGATGGAGTACAGAAATATTCTACAACAAGTAGCAGTTCTTTTGGTGATCCAACTGGTGTTGCCTCTATTGGTTCCTTCCGTGGTATAAGTTATTATGCAGATGGCCTAATGTCTAATTTTAGATTTACAAAAGGACAAGCATTATATACATCTAACTTCACTAAACCTTCAGCGCCTCTAACAACTACATCTCAAGGTGCAACAGCTAGTAATGTAAAACTTTTATGCTGTAATACTTCAGGCAATCCAGCCGGAAGCACTGTCACCCCTGATACTATTACGAATAATGGAGCGACAGCAAGTTCAGGAGGGCCATTTTGATTAGACAAACCGAAAAGGTCAGGGATAAAATTACTGCTTTGACAAAGCAAGGGTAGACCCTATACTTAGACGTAGTTAATAAAATCAAATGGCTGACCAAAACTTAGTAAATGAAAAAAAAAGTTTATTAGATGAAGTTAAAGTAATTCAAGATAACGCAAAAGCACAAATAAAAGAAATACAAGAAAGGCCGGAAATAGTAAATGCTAATTCAGAAATTAAAGCTATAGAAACAAAAGCACAAGAAGAGTTAAAACCAAAAAGTGAAAGGCTTTTAGAAATTAACAATTCACTAATTGCTGAAATTGATAAAGAAGCGGGGATTACATACGAATGATTAAAATTTTAACGCTTGTTAATACTGGGGTCTTAGTTGGCCTTATTGGTGGCGGGGTTTTTGTTTTCTCACAACGAACAAAGTTTGTGAACAATTCAAGATCAAGTGATTGAGAATATACAAAGCAGCATTAAGCCACAATTACCAAAGGCTACAGGTAATGTCTTACCCTTCTAAAGAGTTTCCATATTTAAACGCCCTGTTAGGTCTGGGCTTGATAGGGCAATCCTTTTTTTCTATGTCGTTACTTTCCAAGACAGGAAGCTCAGCCCCGTTCGATTTAGCCCGATTAGCTACGACAGAAAACAGCGCATCACAAATGCGATATACAAAGGACGGTGAAAAATTAGATTTAACAATCACTCATAATATGCACCAACCAAAGACGGTGTTATTTAGTAGTGAAAATTCAAAATGGAACGGTAAGACTGACTACACAAGAAAGGAATATATAGCCCATCACCCTGTAGATAACGCAAAATTAACATCTGCTTACTTACAGTGCATCAAAGATAAAGGCAGCGCAGAATCACAAGGTGAGATAGTTGGCGGCGCGTTAATTTCTTCTACGCCTGCATCTGGTTTTCTTTCTGGTTTGCCTGTAGTGGGATGGTTAGCTAATTCAGTAGCACAAAGGAAAGCTTCTCAGATTGGCAAAGATATAGCTTCCGATTTCGTAGATTGCTAATTGGATATTAAAGAGCCGCGAATCATTGAACCTAGAATTGCAGAGCCTAGAATTGCTGATCCAATAGTTTTAGAGCCGCCGTTAGTCTTACCCCCATCTGTTAGTACTCAATTACCTTTTGTTTTAGATCCCCTTGTTATAGATATGCCGGGGTGTGTTGAGACTAGGCAAGATGAAACAGGAGGTTCAGGACACTTTGATAATGACCCCGACGGCGTAATGATTTTGTGCGATTATTCGCAACCTGTTTTTTACCCTTTGGACTATTACAAAAAATTAGAAGTAGTAAAAACAAAACCCTTATCAGTAACGCCACGGGAGCCGGAAGAAACTAAACAACAAAGTACGACTAATAAACAAACAACAAACTTTGTAGGCTATACCCCGCCCCCTCCAGACTGTCCCCCGAATAATGCTGCGCCCATTAATAGCATTGGTAAATATGGTAGAGGAAGAATTACGGCTTATAAAGTTGATTCAATATCGGGTGAATGTGTTGCTGTATATGAGCCAATAAAAATTATTGAAACTGTTGATCATTTCACCCCGCCCCCTGCTTTAGTTTCTGGGGTAATGGTTACAGCGTTATTTGGAGCAACATCCGCATTAATGGCAGCCCCTCTAACTGAGCTAATAAAAAAAAGAACTAAACCTCTACAGAAAAAAATTATTAAAGCAGTTAAAAAGAAACTAGGTAAAAAAGAAAAGCCGTTATCAAGAGGGGAAAAGATAAGAGCGCAACGGGAGAGAAATAAAGTTAATTTGTTATGGCGTTCACTTCTGAAGAAATAGAGTGTTGATGATCAGGAAGGGTATTTTTAGGAATAAATTTAACTACCTCCACATCGTCACATAATTTTGCGAATGAGCTGGTTTCTTTAAACCTTATACCCTTTGTTAATAATTCCCCGCATTTACTAAGCCTCCCAACCTCTAGGCTTAACCGTTTATCTGCTACTTGTAAATCTAATAATTCAACAATTTTTGCTGCGCCTTGTCTACACTTACGAACTGCCTTTCTATCCATATTAATATTGAAGCTCAAGCTAATTCCCGGCGATACTGCGAACGAATCCTGTGGATTTAATGCCACTGATTTATAACCAACAACAAGACCGGGATTATCTGGCAACCCATCAGGCCCATTAACATCATTACCATTATCGTCTGTAGTTATTAAACCTGTTAAGTCTCTATCGTCATAAATTGGATCAAGTCTTACATCCCTTTGAGGTCTTTGAAAACTCATATTAGATGTAATAAATGGCTGTATAACGAATGTGTCTGATTGACATTGTAGTTGTTGTAAACTATAAACATTTGTAAATTGACGACTAGGAACGTTCTGAACTGCTGTCACGTTCACTCCACCTGAGCTATTACTTATTGGATTATTTTGCATTGAAACGCCTTCGCTTGATGCTGGTAATTGCCCAGACAAAGTAATAAATAAAACAGATAATATCCTTTTCACTGTGTAAATATGCTTGTCGAATTTGTAATACTTTCGGTGTCAATAGTACGGTCAATAATAACGTGTTCAGCTAATCCCGGCCCCATTAAACTTTCGTTGTATTGTGTTCCAGCGCCAGCAACTACTTGTTCATATTGTGGTTTAGTATTTAGATCAATTGATTTCCACGTTGATGATATTCCGTTTATTGTTTGAGTTTGAGTATTAACAGTTTTAGGCGTTAATGTATTACCTATTACCTTAATATTTGAGCCGCTCTGATTAAACGTATAGCCTGTATTAAAATGAAAACTTTCTATCCGCTCCACCGTACGACTTTTCACTTCAGTTACACTGGTATTTTGTCCAGATCCGAAATTTGGGACCACTGGTACAGCTAGGGTTTTAGCTATATTAATTACATTTAAGAGAAAGACAAATAATAAATATTTCATACATATTAATGAATATCGATAGTACTCGAAATACTTCCTGAAACTGTAGAACCTGAACCGCCCGGAGTTAGTGTGATAGCCCCTGCCTGAGTAAGACCGACCGCCGTTCCGTTCGAGCTGCCTCCGCTGTAGGAAATAGTGTCGCCAAGAGTTAATAAAGTAGTCGTTGCCCCATGAGTTAGGCCTAACCCTGTTTGAGTAGGCACTACGTCACCCTGCAAAAAGCTTTGAGTGAGAGAACTACTAGCGCCTGCACTTGTTTGGGCAAACGAATTTGTCCCCATCGTTGCACTTACTCCTGTATGACTCCCATTACTTACAGCAGGTGCAACAAGGCCTGTGATAGTGCTTGCGGTTATTCCCTCAGAACTAAATGAATATGAACTCCCTATCCGTTTTGCGTGAGAATAGCTACCAGCAACATCAGCGCTTACAACTGTTTTCAATTCGTGCTTATAGTTTGCATGGCAGGGACTAGCAGCCAGAAAGAAAGCAAAGGGGATTAATAATCGTTTCATTCTTTTGTCGCAACAGGTGGTTTAGTAATAATTTCTATTGGTTGTTTTAATATTATTGTTTGTTGCCCTGCGCTATTAGCTTCTCCATTTTTCTTTTTCTTAGATCCCATATTCACCCCAAAACTTGTTAAAATTCCGCCTAATAAAGAAGCCGGAAAAGTTGGATCTATCCCAATCTGCTCTGGAATGTTAAACTGTATTCTTTCACCAATTTTGATACTTTCAGGCAATCGAACGTAGGATAAAGTTAACATACTAATCGACCAAAAAAGTATAAATAATT